GGTTCCAAAAAAGGTAGACCAAAGCTAAGTAAAAAACAAAAAACTTTGCCAGCGTCTCTAAAATCAAAAATAAGAAAAAGTAAGGGGATGAAATAATGGCTAAACAAAAAGGCCTTTATGCGAACATCCATGCGAAACGTAGAAGAATAGCTGCTGGTAGTGGTGAAAAAATGCGAAGAGCAGGAACAAAAGGAAGACCTACTGCTTCTCAATTTAGAAGAGCAGCAAAAACAGCAAAGAAAAGATAATGTTAAATTTTCTATTGCCCTTAATGAAAAATCCACTGACTAAATTAGTCGTAGATAGGAGCATTAGCGCTATCAATCATTCAATGGAGAAAAAGAAAATCATTAGGGCAAAGGAAATTGAAGCAGAACAAAATGTAAGTTTAGAACAAATTAAAAGTTCTAATAACAGTATTAAGGATGAGGTATTAACTATTAAAATAACTTTAATTTTTATTGCTTTATTTATTCCATATACACAGCCATGGATGGAGAAAGGTTTTGAAATTTTGAAAAATGCTCCACAAGAATTTTGGTGGGCAGTTTTAATTGTCTACTCAGGAAGTTTTGGATTATCTACTGTTAGCAAAATCCGTGGAAAGAAATAATGGTTGCTAAAAAATACCAAAGTCCTTCTGGTGGATTAAATGCTAGAGGAAGAGCATTTTTTAATAGGAAAGGTCATAACTTAAAAGCTCCTACTAAAAGTAAAACAAGTGCAAGACGTAAATCATTTTGTGCTCGTATGTCAGGTGTTAAAGGTAGAATGACTGACGCTAAAGGTAGACCTACAAGAAAAGCATTAGCACTTAGAAAGTGGGATTGCTAAACTCACACACTCTTCTTTAAGAGGAGTGAGCCTACACAAAGATATAAATTGCCTCATAGATTTACTTGCGAGTAGATTAATGGAGATAACTCTTTTGAAGTATGTGGAGGAAACTAAAACAAACCAATCATAATTTAAAAGGAGAATAATTATGGCAAACGCAACAGCATCAAGAATTGGTGCAATAAATGGCGCTACCGATAAAAATGCTCTTTTCTTAAAAGTATGGTCAGGAGAAGTTTTAGCTACTTTCCAAAGAGAAAACAAAATGTTAGGGATGACTTCGGTCAGAACTATCTCTTCTGGTAAGTCAGCGCAGTTTCCAGTAGTTGGAACTAACTCGACTTCATATCATACTCCAGGAAATGAGATTACTGGTACGTCAGTTAATCATGCTGAGAAAATAATAAACATTGATGATTTATTAATTTCAAATGCATTTTTAGCAAACTTAGACGAAGCTAAAAACCACTATGATGTTAGAAGTATCTACACATCAGAAATGGGTAGAGCACTTGCAAACAAAGTAGACCAACATCTACTTCAATTGTCTGTACTAGCTGCTCAAGCTACAACAACAATAACAGGCGGAAACGCTGGTACTCAAATTACAGATGCCGATGCGAAGACGAATGCGGCTTCATTAATCGGTTCTATATTTGAATGTGCCCAAGCGTTAGACGAGCACGATGTACCTTCAGAGGATAGATACTGCGTGGTTCCACCAGCAACTTATTATCTTCTTGTTCAAAATGACAAGATTTTAAATAGAGACTTTGGTGCGAACAACAATGGTACTTTCCATGACGGAACAGTAATAAAAGTAGCTGGTATTAATATCGTTAAATCGAATACAGCAGTTACAGCTTTTACTAACCAATCTGCTTCAATCTCTGGAACAAACAACACATACAATGTTAATGCCTCTACGGTAGCAGCAGTTGTTTTTCATAAGAGTGCAATTGGTACTGTTAAATTAATGGACTTGGCTATGGAGAGTGAATACGACATTCGTAGACAAGGAACATTGATGGTCGGAAAAATGGCTTTAGGCCACGGAATTTTAAGGCCAGAAAGTGCATCATTGATTAAAACATCTTAATCTAGGTAGGCTAGGCGTAGAAATACGCCTGGCTACACAATCACAAAATTATTATGGCATCAAATACAAGAACAACAAAATTAGAAAGCATTAATACAATGCTTAGTACAATTGGCGAAAGTCCAGTCAATTCACTAACAGGTACACTACCTACAGATGCTACTATGGCAATTAATATTCTTGATGAAATTAATAGAGAAGTACAATCACAAGGATGGAAATTTAATTCAAGTTACAAAGCTACATTAAGTAGAGATACAAATAATAAAATTCCAATTGGTAACGATGTAATGCACATCGAATTTAATCATTTAAGAGAAAGTAGAAGTAGTTACGACCCAGTATTAAGAGGTGCGTTTTTATATAATTTAGTAACAGAAAGTTTTATTTGGGATAAAAACTTTGACAATGTTAAAGTAATTTTTCTATTACCTTTTGAAGACATTATAGAACAAGCAAGAAGGTTTATAACAATTAGAGCTTCAAGAATTTTTCACGACAGAACATTAGGAGCAAATGCTTTACATAGATTTTCTAAAGAAGATGAATTAAGAGCACTATCATTCTTAAAACAAGCAGAAGCTGCTACAGCAGACCATAATATATTTAATAGTTTAGACCAATTTAGAACTATCAATAGAAATGGTTCTATAAAAATTAATTACTAAAATGAGTTTAATTAATCGAAGTATTCCAAATTTAATTGGTGGCGTATCGCAACAACCTGAAATTTTGCGATTGGATAATCAGGCAACTGACCAAGTAAACGGAATATCTAATGTGGTTGAAGGTTTAAAAAAAAGACCTCCATGTACTGCAATAGCAAAACTTTCAAGCTCAAATATTACAAATGCTTTTATTCACACAATCAATAGGGATGTAAATGAACGATACGTTTTGGTTATTACTAATGGCGCTATTACTGTGCATACTATTTCTGGAACTGCTAAAACAATTGTAACTACCACTAATTCATTAAGTTACTTAGGTTCAACAAATCCAAGACAAGATTTCACAGCCTTAACAGTTAATGACTACACATACATATTAAATAAATCTAAAACTGTTAGTATGGCTACGACAACAAGTGCAGCCAAAATTGAACAAGCAATTTATACAGTCACTACAGGTGTTGGTAATTCTACAACATCAATTCCATATTCAATAACAATTGACGGTACAACTTTTTCATTTAATTCATCAGATAATAACTCTAAAACTATTAGAGACGGTCTATTTACAGCTATTGGTACTATTTCTGGTATTACCATCACTAAAGTTGGAGACAGTAGTTTTTCAATAGTTAAAGCTTCAGGAACATTAACAGTTACCGCATCAGATGGTTTTGGAAATCAAGCATCACAAGTGATTAAGGATGAAGTGCAAAATTTTGCTGATTTACCAGCAGATGCTATTAATGACATGGTTGTTGAAGTTAAAGGAAACCCATCAAATAATTTTTATAGTTATTATGTAAAATATAAAAGCAGTACAAGAGTTTGGGAAGAAACAATTAAACCAGGTATTAAAACTACTCTTAATGATGAGACAATGCCACTGCTCCTAATTAGGACAGCCGATGGAAATTTCCGACTTACACAAGCAGATGGTTCTTCTTATACAATATCAGGAACAAGTTATGATGTTCCTGCCTGGGGAACAAGAACAGTAGGTGACGAAAATACTTCACCTAGTCCTTCATTTGTAGGAACAAAAATTAAAGATATGTTTTTTCATAGAAACCGTCTTGGTTTCTTATCTAATGAAAATGTTATTATGACAAGGAACGGAGAGTTCTTTGAATTTTTCAATGAAACTGTAACCGATAGTTTAGATACAGATATAATTGATGTAAATGTCAGTCATACTAAAGTCTCTATTCTTACACACGCAATAGCATTTGATGAACAATTATTATTATTTTCTGACCAAACACAATTTATTTTAGCAGGTGGAGCTTCATTAACACCTAACAATGTTAATGTAACAGTAACAACTGAATATGAAAATTCAGCTAAGGTAAAACCAGTAGGTTCTGGTTCCAATGTCTTCTTTGGTTTTGATAAAGGAAAGTTTTCTGGTTTAAGAGAAATGTATGTTGAAGATGATGGAGAGACAAATAAAGGTGAAGATATAACAGCAAATATACCTAAGTATATTCCTTCAGAATTATTTAAGTTTGCAACAGCATCTAATGAAAATATTTTAGTTTGTTTAAGTTCTAAAACTGGACATGTTAATGAACTTTTTGTTTACCAATGGTTTATATCTGACGGTAGAAGATTACAAAGTGCATGGCACAAATGGACATTAGGTTCAATACCATTTGGAGATACAGGAACAAGAATATTAAATATAGATTTTATTGGAACAGATTTATACATTGTTACTAATAGAAGTGCAGACGGTGTATTTTTAGAAAAAATGGATTGTTCACCAGCAGCAGTAGATGATGGTGCAACTTATTTAACTTACTTAGATAGAAAACTAAATCAATCTCAAGTAATAACTGTTTTTAATACAATTACTAAAACAACTACGATAACCTTACCTTATGGAATACAAGCAGGTGATTTCTTTTATTCTATGAAAGTAGTAGGTGCTCCTGGAGGTACAAACCCACCTGGAATAGTTTTTGAAATTGTATCTAAAACAAATACAACAATTGTTGTTAAAGGTAATTTAACAAATCTTAAATTCTTTGTAGGGGTTGATTATGGATTTATCTATGAATTTTCACAACAATATTTGGCTATAGGTCAAGCAGCAAGTGGCACAGGTAATAGAACAAGAATAAGAGAAGGTAGACTTCAGATAAGAAATTGGACAGTTTCTTATGATGATACAGCATTCTTTACTGTAGAAGTCACACCATTAGCTAAGAATACAAGTACATATACTTTTAATTCAGTAACAGTTGGTAGTTCATCAGCAGGTGCAGTTAATTTAGAAGATGGTTTTTTTAATTTTGCAGTACAAAGCAGAAAT